GATCTCTCAGCCAGCGCTCCCCCGGAAAGCCCTTTACCTGGTAAGCAATGAAGCAATACCCCGAGAGACTGAGGTATTGTCGGAGACTCTGCCCGCAATCTGAAATGGGCACGGGACGGACCGCCTTCAGCGCAGCTGCCGCTACAGCCCGCGCTCCGATCCAGGGCTAAGCCGCTGATATAGCATCACAAATTCTGGCCGGACGCCGCAGCTTGGCGAACGCGATGGGACGGCCGAGCCGCGCGCGCGTGCCCCCAACTCTTCTCCCCCCATAAAAAAATATGCTTTATGTGGCACGTTGTTTTATGGTTTTGGGGCTGTGGCTTTAACTTAGGTACGGAGGTCTTTGGGATGGCTAAGGGAATGTTGCACTTCACGCGCGCTGGCACGCCTTATTCGGGTGCTGTGCATAAGATGAGCAGCGGCTCTATTTTGACTGGTGCGACGCACAGTCTTGGATCGGAGCAGGTTTATCATTTTAAGGATTTGTCTGCGGCGTCGAAGAACCGCGCTGGTCAGGCGATGGCTGTGCGGCTGGCTAAGGTGAAGTAGGGGTGTGGGTAATTTGGTGGGTCGGTAGCCGCTCGGTGTAACAGCCGGGCGGATTTGTTTTGTGGGTGCGGGATAATTCAACTTGATTTAAGGCACTATGCGGTTATGCTGTGCTAGTGTTTAGTGGAGGTACTTAATGAGTATTCAGGTTCAGGTTGACGTTCCGATGCCGGATGCTGCGTTTACGCGGCAGCGGTTGAATTATCCGTATGATGAGATGGATGTCGGCCACAGCTTCTTTGTTGCTGGCGGCAAGATTCAACAGGTTTGCAATGCGAACGCTCGTGCGGCCAAGCGGTTCGGGGCCAAGTTTACGGCTCGGCGTGAGGATGATGGGGTTCGGGTTTGGCGGATTGAGTAGGTATTGCTATGGCTGATGAAGACGAAGACTTTAACCCGTTGGATGCGCTTGAGAACGAGCGTGGAAACAATCTCTTTGAAAGCGCCTTGTCTGAGTATCCGTATCTAGCGGACAAGGACATTGCCTTTCAGTATTCGCCGGGTCGCGGGCGGGGGTTCTTAGAGTTCTACCAGCCGGATGAGCCTGGGTCTGAGGAGTTTCCGCGCCCCACTAGTCTTCCGATGGGAAAGCCAGGGATTGAGGTTTTTGATCCAAAGACTAGGCCCATTGATGTTTTGGCGGATTACGTTAGCCACTACGGCGTCCAAACCGATCCGTTCTTGGGCGAGAAGTACGGCGCTTTTGCAGAGTCTTTGACGCCAGAGCAGCGCCAACGTCTGTTGGAGCAGTACGATTATTACAAGAAAAACCCGCAGTACAATGAAACCCGCCCCTATGCGGAGTGGGAGAAGTCCGTTGGGTTGCCCGGCTATTTTCGTGGATACACTTTCAATCAGTGGGAACGCCCTGAAGAATTGTATGTCCCGAAGCAGCTAGAGCTTCTGAACGAGGTGCGGAAATATCTTGGCATTAAGTAATTGCCGTTAGCTGCTCGCTCCAGTTGGCGGCATAGGGCGGCGTTGCGTGGCCTTGGCTTCGTGGCGCTGCCCGCTTTTTTGAATAAAGGGGAATGAAATGATCGGACATAACGGAATACCGGCTTCGCAGTTAAAGAGCCTGATCGAACGAATCGAGTGGCTTGAGGAAGAAAAGGTTGGGATTGGCGAGGGTATCCGCGAGATTTTCCAAGAGGCGCGGAGCAAGGGCTTTGACCAGAAGGCCATGCGCGCCGTGCTGCGTGAGCGCAAGATGTCGGCGGAAGATCGCCGCACACAGGAGGAACTTTTAGACCTGTACCGCCACGCGCTTGGGATGCTGGATGGCACCCCGTTGGGCGATGCGGCCATGCTGGCGGCGGAGAAGGCGTAATGTTTGTCCTCCCGACTTATAAGCGGCCCGAAAAGCTGCGGCAGTTTTTTGAGATGTCGCGGGATTTGAAGATGTCCGCACCGGGCATGGTCGTCTTGAACGGCGAAGATCAGCGCGCGGCTTATGATCCAGTGTTTAGCGACTTGCTGCCGAGCAACTGGGAAGTCGCCGTGATGCAGCAGAATGTTGGTATGCTTGCCGCAACCAATTGGTTCTTCAATCACAGGCCGAACCTGGATTGGTACGGCGTCATAGGCGACGACGCGGTGCCAAAGACTGAATACTTTGACATGAAGTGCCTGTCTTTGCTGGAACCGTTCTCTACTATTAGCTGCATGGACGAAACGGCTGACGGCGCTTGGCGCACAGCCGGATTAAATATTCTTTCTGGCCCGCTGGCCCGCGCTTGTGGCTTTATCTATCCGCCCTGCACTTGGCATATCTGCGGCGACGATTGGCTTCAGACCATAGGGCCAGCCCTGGGCATTTGGCGCACGGCAACGGATGTCGTCGTTTCCAATAGCGGATATCTGACGACCGGACAGCCGCAAGACGAGACGCAGCAGACCGGATACCGAGACTTCGGCAACCAACTTCAGCAGTACCACCGCTGGCTTGCCGAGCATGGCGGCTACGTTATGGAGCGAGTGCGCCTGCTTATGCAGGCTCAGAACCTGTTGCCCGCCGAGGGCGTCTCTCGCTGGCGGATATCGAATTACACACCGCCCGCACTAAAAGCCGATTGACGGGCGCGACGATACTCCCGTATGGTGTATGCACAACACACGATTAACGGGGAATAAGATGTTAATGAAAGAGCAGATTGCTACTGTGGTTTGTGACGTATGCGGCGTGACGCAGGATCAGATGTTCTCGCCGCAGCGCACAAAGAAAGCATTTATGGCGCGCGCCCTCGCCATGTGTCTGATTCGAGACTTGCTGAACGTCTCGTCGCCGTTTATCGCCAGCTTTTTTAACCGCGACCACTCAACGGTCTTGGCCGCTATCAACCGCGCTCAAAAAAATCTTGAGACTTCGGAAGATTACCGCGTCCTGCATCGCAACTGCTTGGAAAAAATAGCTGACTTAAACGGATCGACGCGGGCAGTCGCACAATGAAGTTTGGCAAAAACATTATCGCGCAGTCGCCGCAGATCAGTGAGCGCGACTGGAATATTTTACGGTCGGGCAACGCGCGCGTCAATTTCCAGACCGACCTTGCCACGCCGGACTCTTGCCGCATTGCTTTGACGCTCTATAGCTCTCAGCCGAAAATTACGGAGCAGGAGGCGAGGAAGCTGGCTAACAAGGTCATCGAAAGCTACCCATATAAATCTACGGCCAAGGTTGGGACGGGATATGTTGAGGGCATCACTGATGTTTTTAATCGCTATCCTAACTGCGTGTCTGCTGCTGCCGCTGATTATTCTACCTTAGCGAGCAGGTTCATACCGGCCCGTGCCGATGTTTATGATTGCTGCGAGGCAATTGCCTCTGAACACCGGTCAGTTGCTACGATTGCCAGACTGCATCTGGAAGAACACGGGCGACGGAAGGCCGACGAAGAACGGCTTAAAAACCGCGCCACACCCGAGCAGATGGCAGAAATACGAGCAAAGATTGGCTAGTCTTTTTACAGTTATCGGATGGGTCATGGGCGGGTTAGTTACAATTATCCTTCTCGTTGTGGCCTTTGGATTTTGGCTCGTACTTTTTACGGACGAAGATGAAGTTTGATAAGGACCAATTTCTCAAGTTTTGTTCCAATCTAAAGATTGAGACAAAAGAGCAGGGGCTGATGCGCCTCGACAAGCTGCTTGGTACACAGCAGTACGTCATTGACGAAATTATCAAAGGCTTAGATGAGGACATTCATTTCTTCGTCATCCTCAAGGGACGCCAGCTTGGCATCACCACAATCAGCCTTGCGCTTGATCTTTACTGGCACTTCCTAAATCCAGGTTTGCAAGGCACCCTGACGACGGACACCGAAGATAACCGCGATATGTTTCGCTCTACGCTGTCTATGTATATGGACGGCTTGCCGAAAGAGTGGAAAATCCCGGCTATCGCGCACAACCGCAACCATCTTGCGCTGAAGAATCGCTCGCGCTTGTTTTACCAAGTCGCCGGTCTGCGCGCCAAAGGCAACCTTGGTCGCGGCAAGGCCATCACTTATTTGCACGGCACTGAGACAAGTTCGTGGGGTGATGAGGAGGGTCTGGCTTCGTTGCTGGCGTCTCTGGCTGAAACCAATCCCATGCGTCTCTATATGTTTGAAAGCACGGCGCGCGGCTTCAACATTTTCCACGATATGTATGTGACTGCCAAGAGAGCGCGGACCCAGCGGGCTATCTTCTGCGGCTGGTGGCGCAACGAGCTATACAGCGCCGATCCAGACGGCATGGTTTACAAAGTCTACTGGGACGGCAAGCTGTCCTCGGAAGAAAAGATTTGGACGCGCGACATTAAGAAGCTCTATGGCGTCGAGATCAACTCGCGGCAGATTGCATGGTGGCGTTGGAAGATGTTGGAAAGCATCCGAGACGAAGCCCTGATGTATCAGGAATTTCCGCCGACAGAAGATTACGCTTTCGTTATGACGGGCAGTTCCTTCTTCAGCAGTTCGCGCTGCACCGACGCAATGAAGGCGGCGAAGAACACCGTGCCTGATTGCTATCGCTATAGCTTCGGCATGAATTTCGTTGATACCCAAGTCATCAAAAGCAATCCCGCCGTTGCAACGCTCCGTGTTTGGGAGGAGCCGATTGACACTGCCTATTATGTTATTGGTGCCGATCCCGCTTATGGTTCGTCCGATTGGGCGGATCGCTTCTGCATCCAGGTTTATCGCGTCTATGCTGATGGGCTGGATCAAGTTGCTGAGTTTGCCACCAGCGAATTGAACACTTATCAATTTGCCTGGATCATCGCCCACCTTGCCGGTGCGTATCGCAACTCAACATTGAACCTTGAGGTCAACGGCCCAGGCCAAGCCGTCATTCAAGAGCTTAGAAACTTGCGTCGTCAGGCCGCGAGCATCCAAGGCCGTCAAGGCAAAGACCTTATGAACGTCTTGGGTTCGATGCAGAACTATTTGTGGCGTCGTAACGACACCCTTGGAGGCCCGAGCAACAGCATCGGATGGGTGACTACGCCAGCCACGAAGGAGCGGATGCTTAACTATATGAAGGATTACTTTGAGCGCGAGATGATGATAGTGCGCTCGACCGACGCCATTGAGGAAATGAAGGCCATCGTGCGCGACGGCGGTGCGATTCACGCACCAGGGCGCGGAAAAGATGACCGTGTTATTGCCTCGGCCCTGGCTTGCGCCGCCTTTGCCGAGCAAGTGCAGCCTAGATTGATCGCCGCTCGAATCACCCGCAACGTGTCCAAGGTCCAAGAGGACAAAACGCCCGAACAGGTCGCTATGGGGCGCACCGTTTCTACCTATCTAAAGAAGATCGGCATACATGGCTAACTTTATAATGATTCCAAAAGTAGAGTTAATGGACATTATGGAGCGTTTTATCAAGGATAAGAGGCGCGGAATAAGTATAAACTTGTTTGCTGGTTTATGCGGGCTGTCCCTGCGCGAGCTTACTTACGTTTTTGTGGATCGCGTGGTGCCGATCAGCGAACGCACCCAGATCAAGGTTTCTAAAGGTTACCATGAGTGGAAAACAGGCCATGTTAGGGTCATGCGGCGTCGGGACGGCACGAAGTTCTGGGAATACCGTGCGGAACCCAAGCCAATTGCCCGTCGAACCTACCAATTGATAGGCCATAATGGTCAAATTGGGCTGAAAATAGGCATTAAGAACGCCTCTGATTACTCTACGCCTAACTTGTTGAAAGATAAGGGGAAATGACAATATGAGCGTTTATCACGACTATAAGTGCAAGCAGCACGGGTATTTTGAGAACAATGACCCGGTTTGCCCCCGTTGCGGGGCGACTGATGTCACTCGCGTATTCCTAAAGCCGCCATCGTACAAAAGCCAGCGCACCAAGACGGCGGATCAGACGCTTCGCGGCCTTGCCAGCGACTTTAAGATGACCGACATCAAGTCAACCCGTGAAGGCGAAGCGCAAGACGGCTACTTTGCCCGCAACAATAAGCCTGAACCGCGTCAACCTCGCCCTGGAGATCAGGCCGTGTGGGGTGGTGCGAAAGGTTTGAGCATGGAAAGTCTGTTGAAAGGCAACGCAATCAAGTCTATTCATGGTGAGCCTGTGGGTATCAATCCACAAGAAGCAGGGGTCAGCCGTGGGCCGATGGCCGCAAGCTATATCCCTGACCATGAGGGGCTGAAGATTAAAAAATGAAGATTCCCGAGAAGCCTCTCGAACGCGAAGCCTTCTATCTGGAGCTAATCCAGAAGTGTAACGTCTCCGTGGAGGAGCGCCGGTCCTTCTATTCCGCGATGCGGGCCTACTACCTCTTTGGTGCAGGCCCGCAGGACGCGCCCGCCTACTACAATAAAATCTTCCCGCACCTCGACCAGCTTACGTCCTTCCTTTATTCGGCGGAAACGACGCGCTTCTCAATTGAGATTGGTG